TTGCAAGAGACAGCTAGTTTAGGAAAAGAAATTTTAGGTGACAAATTAGGAGACAGTGGAACTGCTACTAGAAACGTAATATCAAATCTAGCATTAAGTGGTGGCGGTGGTGCAATAGGCGGTGGATTAACGGGAATAGATCCACTTTTGGCGGGAACAGTAGCGGGATTTACTAGTTCTGCATACACCCCTTTAGGAACAAATATAATGAGAAGAGCAATAACTGGATATAATCCTGAAGTACCTAAAGGTCTTGGAAACATTGGACTTGCTCAAGTTATGGGCAAGGGTGCTCCTTACTATGGAGGTCTATTAGGTAGTAACTCCTCAGACATAAACTTTTTCGGAATGAATAGGAGATAGATAATGGCGAAAACAAAAGTCTCAGAATTTGACGCAGTAGCTTCAAATAATACAGACATAAATTCTGTAAATGTGGCGGAAGGATGTCCACCTTCAGGCATCAATAATGCTATTAGAGAGATGGCAAGTTTGCTGAAGAAGCAGGAAGTTGGCACTGATGCAATGACATCGCCTGACATTAATGGCGGTACTATAGATGGTGCGACTATAGGTGGAAGTTCAGGTGTAACAATAGGTGTGTCTGATGGCACAGTTTCCGCTCCATCTATCAAGTTCACTAGCGACACTAACACTGGTATCTATAGAGGTGGCACAGACATATTAAAGTTTGTAACAGCAGGAACAGATGCTATTACGATTAATGCTAGTCAGCAAGTGGGGATTGGGATTAGTTCACCTCGTGCACCACTACACATCCAGCCCTCTGGTGGTGCTTCCGATGATTTTAATCTTTTAGTTTCGCAGTACAGACCAAACATAGTTCTTGAAGACATAACTGTATCATCAACGGATTTCCAACTTTTTGTTGATGGTGACGATTTGCAGTTTAGGTATGGGGACGCAAGCACAGACACTAAACTTGCTAATGAAGCAATGCGTATAAGCAACGGCAATGTGGGTATTGGTACAAGTTCTCCAGATGCTGATTTAACTATCTCATCTGGTGGTGGTGAAATGATTCACCTAATATCTTCTCATAGTAATAAAGCACATATTGAAGCAGAAGCTGGTAATGGTTCTATGTGGCGTTTAGGAACTGTAGATTCTAATCCAGACGTAAGATTAGAAGCGATGGATGCTACTGGAGAAATAAAGTTTTTAACTGGTGGTTCTAATGTACGTTTGCGTATAGACAGCAATGGTGGTGTTGAAATTGGAACGTATAATGGAGCTGGTTTGAGTAGAGGATTTATAGTTGACCCTTCAATAAATGCCAATGGCTATAGAATTAGAAGCAGTGTTACCACTTCATCGAATCTTGCCCATTATCAATTTTTCAATACTAATGGTGTTGTTGGTGCTATTAGAACTACTGGTACTGCAACAGCATATGACACTTCCTCAGACCACAGACTCAAAGAAAATATAACAGCAGATTGGGATGCAACAACAAGACTAAAGCAACTTAATCCAGTACGTTTTAACTTCATAGCAGATGCAGATACAACAGTAGATGGTTTCTTAGCACATGAAGTTCAATCAGTTGTTCCAGAAGCTATTAGTGGCACACACAATGAAGTAGAAGTATGGCAAGATGGAGAAGAATTACCAGATGGTGTTTCTGTAGGTGACAATAAACTAGATGATGATGGTAATACAATTCCTGTCTATCAAGGTATAGACCAAAGCAAGTTAGTACCTTTACTCGTGAAGACCATACAAGAATTAGAAGCTAGAATAGTAGCATTAGAAACAGCCTAACTAACAGGAGAATAAAATGGCAGTAACGTGGACAATCGCAAATATGGAAAGAGACTTAGTGCAGGGAGATAACACAGATATTGTGACTATCTTGCACTGGAGAGCATCTGATGAAGATGCAGATGGTAACACAGGGTCAGCTTATGGCACAGTCGGTGTAACACTTGTAGGTACACCAACACCATATGCAGATATCACAGAGACACAAGCTATTGGATGGGCTAAAGATGCACTTGGTGCAGATGAAGTTGCATCAATAGAAGCAGGAATAGCTAGTCAGATAGATGCAATGGCTAACCCAACAACAGCAAGTGGAGTAACTTGGTAATGACTGATAACGTAATCACTATTGATGGAAAAGAATTTGATTTTGAAAAAGATCTAAATAAAGATCAGCAATATTTCATTAATCAAATCAGAAGTTGTCAGACTAAATCTGCCAATATCAAGTTTGAGTTAGATCAGGTTTCTGCTTCTCAGGAATATTTCACAAATCGTCTTATTGCATCTATCAAGAGTGAAGAAAGTGTATCAGAAGAGGCTAAGGCAAACTAGTGGAACTGGATTTAACAACACTGTGGTCGGGAATAATAACATTGGTCATAATGCCTATGGCTTATGTTTTTACTTATCTTGTAAAAGAAGTTAAGCGAATACAGATACTGTTAAACAAAACTCGTGAAGAATATGCCACTAAGGAAGATCTTAGGGATACATCAAGTCGTGTTATGGAGGCACTACACCGACTTGAGGATAAGTTAGACAAAGTTCTCTCTAAATAAAGGATAAATAATGATAGACCCTATTTCAGCATTTGCAATGCTGACTTCGGCTCATAGTGCCTTAAAAAAAATTGCCTCAATGGGTGCAGATCTAAATTCAGCTACAAAATTTGTAACGCAATATGCCAAAGCAGAAGCTGAATTAGGCTTTGCTAAAGAGCAAAAGAAAAAGGGCATATTTGGCTCTGTTATGGATAATGCAATAGAGCAACATTTTAAGGAAGAAGAGCAAAAAAGGTTAAAAGACGAATTGAGGTCATTATTTCTTTTATATGGTGCAGATGGAATGGGTCAGTGGGAAAGACTTCAGGCGACTATTGCTCAAGCAAGAGCAGAACACCGAAAACAACTAAAAGAACAGCAGAGGATTAAAGACCGCAACCTTATGATTATAGTATGTACTACCCTCGCAATATTAGGGGTAGGTGGTTTAATATTACTGGTGAATTACCTCAAATATGGCACTCCATTCTAGCTCTAAGGCAGGCAGAATAGCTGAGTTCTTTGCTTGCGGTGTAATAGAGGATTTGGGTTGGCAGACATCTCTGTGTCAGCAAGATGGAGTGGATCTGATAGCCTTTAAGGATAATGAATATATTCGTGTTCAGGTAAAGGGGTCAAACATTAAGAGAAGCCTGAGAAACAATGGCTTACAATTTATGATGGGTTTAGGCACTAGCAAGCGGTTACCTTCTATGCACGATTACGACATAGCTTGTATGGTGTCCACTTATCACCGCAGATGTTGGTTTATTCATGTCTGCAACGTACAGCGAAAATCAATCCGCAGACCAAAGTCTTTTTATGAAAACACCGAACTTGAATATGAAAGTTGGGAAAAGGCTGTCGATATTTTTAGGGAAATAAATCGAAATGATAGAAGTAAATTTTAGGCTGTTTAAGTTCTTCAACAATATCAGCACATTTTTTTACAACAAATATTGTAGTGATTTGAGAAGGAAGCAAGGCAGATGAAAGAGCAAGGAATACATCTAAATTTACTGAACCAACTTCGTAGACATGAGGGGCTTAGATTAGACCTTTATTTATGCAGTGAAAATGTGCAGACAATTGGTTACGGCAGGGCAATTGGTCTTAATGGCATATCAGAAGCTGAGGCAGAATTTATGCTGTTAAACGACCTTTTAGCTTGCGAGAGTGAGCTAAAGAATGAGGGATGGTATAATCAGTTAGACGAAGTTAGAAGGGCTGTAGTTCTGAATATGGCTTTTAATTTAGGCAAGCCAAAACTTATGCAATTTAAAAAATTTATTGGTGCGTTGTCTGATGATGACTATGAGACAGCTTCTAAGGAAATGGTTACTGGAAGCGATGGAGTATCTGAAAGTAAATGGGCATCTCAGGTCGGTAGCAGAGCATATGAATTGGCTGATCAGATGCGAACTGGTCAATGGAAAGATGTTTAAGGTTATTGTCACAGTCTGTTTAATTATTGACCCTACTAAATGTATGTTTATTGAAAATACCCAATATCCAGTAGTTTATGAGACATTTGATGAATGTAAGGTTAGAGCCTTAGAGATTGGCTCAGAAGTTCCTAAATATTTAAAGGGATGGAGAGCTATAAGATGGAAATGTCAAAAGATTAAAGAAGGGAAATTTATATGATACCATTAATAACAGCTATAGCCCCGCTGATAGGCGATATTGTCAAAGAGGCTATTCCCGATCCCGACAAAAAGACTGAGGCTGAGAATAAGGTTAGACTGGCTTTACTGGAGAACTCAAAGCAGATTGAGGCTTCTGCAAGTCAGATTATTTTGGCTGAGGCAAAGTCAGAAAGTTGGATAGCTTCTAGTTGGCGACCCATATTAATGATGAATATTACAGCTATAGTTTCAGTTAATTTTTTAGTGTTTCCATTAATAGGTGTATTCACTGGAACAGAATTATCCATCCCCCTCCCTGCCGAATTATGGACACTCCTGACAGTGGGTGTTGGTGGTTATACTATCGGCAGATCAGCAGAAAAGGTTG